CCACAAGTTTTCACTTGGCGCCATTTTTCTTGGCCAGCTAAACTGTTTCATTTTCTTCTCTCATTAAATGTTTTATTTTTCTTTATCCAATCTGTTACTATTTTTTCCCCTACAACTCCTACAGCTATTTGTTCATCCATATCAAAAGGTTTTTTATCGTTCATCAGTGTCATCTACTATTTCCTTCGCTATCAACATATCTATGTATTGCTTTGCTTTGTATAGGTCTTCTATACCATTTTCTTTATATCTCCACCTTGTTATATATTTTATCACATTTCCCTCTGCAAAACCCATCTGATTATCATGTATGTAATCAAAAGGTTCTATATCAAATTGATAGTGCACAGGGTCAGTAGCTTCTTTAACAGGTCTGTTATATGCTTCTGTAAAACTATACTTTTTATTTTCCTGTTTAGGTTTATCTGGTGTTTTATCTTCTATTTCTTTTATACCCCACTTTGTCATTTGCATGTATTCTTCCCACGATAAATTTGAATAATTTTTATTGTAGTCATTCCACATTTCTTGTGTAAAATCATAAGGGGCATTTGGGTTTTTCCATCCTGCTGGCATTTACTCCTCCTCTATAGGTTCTATTGGTGTTAATAAGTCTTTCATGATTACAAATATAGGAGTTCTATCCCCCATCCACGCTCCTTCAGTGTTGTATTCAAAGTATTCCATTGCCTCTTCATATGCCTCATCCCCTACTGCCTGTACAACATTTAAACGTGTCTCTGCATCCATATCATCAAAATTATATTCTTTCTTTTTTTCTTTATAAAAATCTCTTGCAATTACTTCGATAGCTTTTTCTCTATCGTATATAGCATAGGGTCCTTTAAACTGTTGGTGTCCTAAACCCATAAACGCTTCTTTAAGTCCGTCATAATATATAACTTCATCATCATTTTCTTCACAGTGAAATACATCTTTACTAGACATTCTGTTCCCTACTCTTTCTTAATTTATTTGCTTTTTGATATTGTCTTCTTACACTTTTAGGTACAAACTCTTGTTTGTCTCTATATGTTTTAAGTAAATCATCTTTTTGTAGTTTCTTTTTAAATCTTCTAAGTAATTTTTCAAAAGTTTCGTTTTTCTTTAATTTTACTATCATGTTAATCCCAGTCTATATGTTCTATTAAATTAAATTTATTTATATCTTCAAAGTCTTTTTTCACTGCCCATGAAGGGTTACACACTTCCATATCAACTTCTAATGGTATGTCAAGACTATTTTGCACCATAAGCTCTCTAATCTTAGGAGCTACATCATCAACCTCGTCTTCATGTATTTCACATATAATCTCATCGTGTACTTGCAGTAATAAATTGCTTTGCTTATCTTTCAAATAATCAGCAACAGCTACCATTCGTTCACTCATAATATCAGCACTTGTTCCCTGAATCAAATAGTTAACCCCTTTGTATCCAAACTCACTAGGCACCCTGTAAACCCTACCATACTTATTTCTAACTTGTCGTTCTGTTTTAATTGTTCTAATCACAGAATTAAAAAACTTTCTAGACCCCTTCATGTTTTCTAGATATGTATTCTTATACTCAGCTGCTAAATCTGGAGTTGTGTTTAATTGTAGTGCTAGCTTATCTTTACCAATACCATATATAACTCCAAAAGTAATTGATTTAGCTAGTTGTCTAAAAAACTTAAACTGTGAATCATCCTCTGCTACATTAAAAGCAATCTTTGCTGCCTCACCGTGAAAGTCAACATTATCCTTTTTCATCAACTCATTCATTTCTTCATTGTTAACATAACTCATAAAAACTCTTACTTCCATTTGTGAATAATCATACGCTACCATTTTATAGTTTTGCCTAGGTATGAATAGATTTCTTATGGCTATTTGTCTAGCATCAGTAGGATCAAACTTATCTCCACCCAAAAAACTCCAAGTATCTAAAACATCATCTGTTAATTGAGTATTAGCATTACCACCTTTGCTAGATACTATTGCAGCTACTCTACCTCTAATGTCTTCTTTATCAGATTCAGACAACTGCCTATCCTCTACATAAACCGTATCTCTAGGTATATTCTGCAAGTTAGGAGTGCTCGATGATAGTCTACCTGTTACTGTACCCCAATTATTAAAACTAGTATGAAGCACTGGCAGTTCTAAATAAGGTTCTATATATGTAGACCTTATCTTTTCTAATGCTCTATATTGTCTTACTAATCCTGCTAGTGGTGAGTTTAATCTTACAAGAGCTTCTTCATTCCACGCCTCCGCACCTTTTGCAGTGCGTAGTGGTGAATGTACACCCATAGCATTAAATGTTTCCCCTAGTTGTTTAGTGCTACTAATATTAAACTCATGCCCAACTAATTCATATATTCTACTCTTCAAAACATCTATTCTAGTTAGTGTTTTATCGTAAGCCTGTTTAGCATACTTATTATCTATGACTACACCACGTCTTTCCATCATATAAAGAGTTTTAGTTAGCTTTGTTTGAAAATGAAACAACTCTATTTGATTACTAGTAACCAATTTTCTGAATCTATCTTTATATAGTTTTCGTGTCCATTTAACATCATCTATACAGTATGGTCCTAAAACAGATGGAGGTGCTAATGAAAAATCTCTAAACCATTTATTTTTCTTTAAAACTTTTTTAGTTTCTAAATCATATGCTCCAGCCTTTTCTCCATAACTTCGCACCAAAGTATCCGTCAAACTAAGCCTATTTATTGTAGTAGGCTCTGTCATTCTAACCATAACAAGCACATCTAATAGCTTCATCGCATCTATGTTTATACCTTCATTGTGTAAAAACTTAGCATCAAACTTTACATTATACCCGACAACAGTTTCACAAGTAGTGTTAATAAATTCAACTAACTGTTTTAATTGCTCTTGAGATAAATTAGGTTCATCTGATTGATGCCTAAAAGGAAAATAATACGCATGTTCACTATCAAGGTCAGCTAAACCAATACCGCATAGCTGATTCATGTTATATGGGTCAAAACCATTAGTCTCCACATCAATTATCCACATAGGAGAATCAGGTAATGAGTTTATAGTCTCTGTAAATGTGTCTGGTGTTACTATCATTGGTAAGGGGTGCAAACTCCTCGGAAGGACATTTGAATCCGAGGAGTAAGCATTTATGGAGGTTAGTTTAGAATAATGAGTCGTCATCATCAATAGCCACAGCATCCGATGGTACATCATCAGTTGTGGACTTCGTGTTACCGTATCTCTGACTTAGATACTCTTTTATTGGAGTAAGGTTCTTTACCTCTGCTTGTTTATGTTCAGGTAACTCTAAAGCTCCTGATGTAGAAGTAATAGTATAAGTGGTGTCAAGACTTGAACCTCTTCTTCTTACTCTCATAACAGTCTTATCTAATGACCCGTTGTCCTCATATATATCAACGAATTGATTCCAATTGCTGTTCTGTGCTCCAAAAGATAGAGTAAGAACTTTAAAATCATTCACTGTTTCTTTATACATTTTTGATCCTGATGGGCTAGTAATTTCTTCCCATGAATCAACTCTCTGCTCTGTGTGTAATATTTCAGTTACATATCCCCAAAGTGCAAACTTGTGTCTTGGAGCTTTTCGTCTACCATCTTCGTAAACCATAGCCTCGCTAGGAACTGAAGAAACAGGTTCTCCATTCTCTACTAATACACTAGTCCAACTCTTGTCTACGCCCTGTTGAAATTCATATACATAGAACTCTTCCATGTGTATATCGCCTTCTTCTCCTGTAGCCATAGACTTCATGAACACTTGGTCCCCATCTTTTAACCAAACCTCTTTACCATTAGCTTCAGAGTTTTGTGTAGCTCTAGTTTCTTTAGACGATATGTTGTTTTGTATCATACTGATTCCTGACATGTGTCCTCCTTTACCAGTATTTTTTATTATTAATTACGTTTTTAAGTATATCACAAGATTTTATATCCTGCACATCTTTATATTCTTTAGGTATATCTATAGTAGAAACTCTTGTTTTATTGTGTAATAATTTAAAAGCTCTATCTTTACCTATCTTTCCTGCATCATCATTATCTAAACACAGTATTATTTCTTTAGTTGGTAATGTAAGTAGTAAATCTCGTTGTTTATTTGACATACTCATGCCTAATAAAGCAACAGTTGGATAGCCTAGTTGATTCATCCATATAGCATCTAAAGGTCCCTCTGTAACACATACATATTCACATTCTTGTATGTAAGGTTGTCCAAAAAGAACATGTGATTTCTTCAAGCCTTTTGAGTATAGATACTTTGGTATCTGATTCTCTTGTCTAATTATCCAACCCACAGTCCTGAAGTTTTTATCTTTAACCGGTATAACTAAACCGTTGCTTGGTGTAACACCACACAACCATTTTCGCATACTCTTCTTATCAAAACCCCTATCAAATATCCACTTCGGTACCATGCCTGTCTTATAAGGTATGCTTACTTCAGGTAAAGGACCTTCAATAACGGGTGTTGGTTGAGTAAATAAACTCTTTGTATAAGTATCTTTATAATTTACTAAATAGTTACTAACTTGTTTAAAGTCCCAATCTTTATACTCTTGGATAAAACTCTTTAGACTGCCCTGCCCACACCCAGCAAAACAAATCCAAACCCCCTTATCTATATTTATAGAACAAGATTCAGATGTATCATGATGAAAAGGACACAATATAGATACCTCATCATTACCAACAGGCACATCTATGCCTAAATTAAGTAGTGCTTGTGTCCAATCTATCATTCTATTATTATTTAATTGGGCGTATCCGGTAAATATAACCATTTGTTTCTTTCCAAAACCCTTCAGGAAAAGTAGTTCCACATTGAAAACAATATGGATCATTCTTAACTAATCCTAATACTTGTTTAGTTAGTAGTGAGTACATATCCACGATTGTTTTACCCACTCTTAATTTGCCACCATCAGAGCATTTGCCGCATTTCTTGTCAATTAAACGTGTCATGATTCTCCTCTATTCTACCTTTGTCTACATCCCATACAAATTCAGTAGTAGATGCTCCTAAGTCACCGTCTCTATATTTCTGAAACATAATCTCTCTTAGTTGTGGTTCATCTTCTATCATACACATTGATATTGCCACATCAGAAGCTCTAATTAAAGCGTCTCCAAACGCAACCTGACCTGCAGTAGGTTGATTGTACATGTTTGAAGCATCTCTTGTAGCTTGAGTTGATGCAATAATTGTAGTATTTGTAGACAACGCCATGGTTTTTAGTCCATAAAACAATGAGTGTGACTGCTCCCAAGCAGCTTTATTCTTATCTGCTGTAGAAACTAAGTACACTCCATCAATAATTAGTACGTCTGGACTGTATTTACGCACTAAATTAGTGATACTTGGTAATGATATACTGTCTTCTCCACTAATATGGTCGCATACCAACAAGTTTTTATAGTTTACTTCTTGTAAAAAGCGTTTATACTCGCCTTCATCTATTTCTCTACCGTTTCTTATAGCACTATGAGACAAGTTGTAGCCTAATGAGTGCCCTAATAACACATCCATACGCAATGCTATAGAAGATGTAGGCATTTCAGTCGAAACTAACAATGTTTTGTGCCCACTTCTTATAGAATCAGCTGCTAATTTACAACATAACCATGTTTTACCCACTGTAGGACGTGCATATGCGGTAATTAAGTCTCCGGGTTGCCATCCTACACCAGATGCGTTAACCATATGGAAAGGAGTGCGTATACCTATCAAACCATCGCCCATTTTTCTAATTGAACTACGTCTTTGCCACTCCTCATACCTATCTAAACCACCATTATCGTATTGATTCACGTCTTGGTCATGCAATATCTCTACATCATTAAGACTATCCATAATAATACCTAATGCTTTCTTAGGATTATCCTCTAATACGGTCTGATTTGTATTAAATGCGTTTACTATGTTTCTAAACATGACTTGTTTACCAAACTCATCTAACGCATAATTAAAATTTATTGATTGAGCATCCGGTTTTAAGGTACTGAACTTCTCTAATAAGACTTCAACAGATGGAAAATCAGAATATTCATCTATGTATTCTTGAATAAACCTATAAGTGTCCCCATGTTCAGCAAAATCTTTAGGAGAATAAGTAAAGTTCTTAAAATTACCCGGATCACATAGGCTGAAGATGACTCCAGATTCTATAAAATTAAAGTTTTCCAATATTATTTCTCTTCGTTTAACTTATTTCTAAGCGACTTTTTTACTTTGTATATGGAATAGTTTACCACAGTTTCTTGCCCATTGACAGTTTTTGTATCAGATATGTTTTTTAAGTACTGCTCTATATCTTTCATAGTATAGTTTTGTAGCTTTTTAGTAAGGAATTGTTTTTCACCTTCATCTAAATTTAAAGAATCTATCCAATCTATGAAATCTACTTCATCTAAATTTTCATCTAATTGTTTTACGAAGTCACTAAGTTTATAAGTATTGTCATCATCTGAGTCAGACTGCATGTCTAAACTATAACTCTGTATTTTTTTACTAGCTTGCACCCATAAAGTTTTTAATCTATTAGCCATAGCTGTGTGTAAATAAGTATGAAAGATTGCATTTCTATTAGGATTATATAATTTAGCAGCTTTTAATACAATTAAACGTAACTCTTGAGCTAAATCATCACGATCATAACCTTGTATATAAATGTTAGAAACCATTTTATTGATCTTCGGTTCCCATTTCAAAATTAGATCGTTGTTTATATCCACTGTTATGTTTCCTTTTGTCCTGATAACACTTCTGTGTACAGTATACATTTTTTAATTTTAATCTATATCCTTGTAATATTCGTTTTCTAGTCCTATAAAAAGGCACTAAACACCAAGAACAAGTTAGCTTAGTAAATTTCCACTTGAAAGAACATTGTCCTTTGCATATTCCACCGCGATCTGTGGTTATTTCTCTACATACTTTACAGTATACCACACGTTTAGGTTTAGGTGGGTTAGTTTGTAGGTCGTTTTTTAATAGAACTTCTCTTGCGTATTGCCTAGTTATGCCAACTTTTCTTGCGATTTCAGCTGTAGACATAAAAGGGTTTTGTTTCCTAAGTCTAACAACTTTATTCTTTGCCTTCATTTTCTAATTTATCTACTTTACTAGACAATTCTTGTATAGCTTTAATTAATATAGGTACAAATTGTTCGTATCTTGCCCCTAATTTTCCGTTAGGGCTTTGATGTATTGGAGCAAAATCATCTAAATCTGTAATATTATATTTTTTTAAAACTTCAATTACTTCTTGAGCAATCACACCTCTGTGGGTTTGAACGTCATCTATAACATCTTCTTTCCATTTATATTTTACTGGTCTTAAATCATTTACAAAATCTAAACCTTCTTGAATATCTTGTACGTCTTTTTTGTCTCTTCCATCAGAAGTTGTTACACTACTACTAGTTGCAAATAAAGCTGTCCAAATCTTACTTCCACTTATTCCTAATGAATGAGTATTAGTTTTTGGGGGAAAAAAATTGCTGTCTGGACCAACTCCAGTAAGTTGAGCACCTCCTATTTTTAAGTCAGGAGAGTGTGTGGTTCGGTTAGTGCTAGGATCTGTTTCCTCAGCTGATGATAATCCAGTGGTCATATTAGTAAAGAACCAACTAACTTTTCCTTCAGGAATTACACTAGCATAAGCTATACCTAATTTAGTACGAGTCCTAGAGCTTATTAATCTATCTCCACCTGTTGTCAAACCATCTCCGCCATTCCTATCTTCAAAAGTAGATTGAGCTTTAATTTGAAATTGTGATATACTTGTTCCCGGTTCAAAGTAAATTACATATATTCTATCAGGGAACCCATCCTCATCACTGTCATCAGGAAGAAAAGATCCCCCATCATTTGTACCTGCACCGCCTGTATTATGCACTACCCCATCTGAATTTTCACTGTTGCCCGCTGTAATGTGAAAAACTTCACTTCCAATGTATAAATTACCCGCAGAGTATCTAAGAGATACATTCTCTCTAGTGGTGCCTGACGAACCAGCAGTAAATGTGCCAGTAAAATGAGGTATAGTAAATTCAAAACCTTCTTTATCCCCATCTTTATCATCATCGTTTTGATCATCAATAGATAAAAAATCTGGTTTTATTGCAGATATAACAGTTTGGGTTGATGCACTAGGAACAGCTAATGTTTCTATATCAGTATAAGCCTGCCCACCATTTTCATAATATGTCATAGAAGTAACTATTTGTTGTCCTGATCCATTACCAGAACTTACACCGTAATGAGCTGCATCCGCGGCTATTATATGACCACTTCTTAAAGGTACATAATATCTAATATGGTCATTAGTGGTTAAACTTCCAGAGTTCATTATAGCTACAGCAGTGTTGTTTGTTACTTTTTCTAAGTACCCAAATGTATCAACAGTGCCATCTTGTCCAGTTAATTTAGCTATAACATGCCCAGCTCTTAAACCTAATTGACCATTTTGTGAAATCTGATCTCCATCTCTACTGGTGGTCAAACTAGAGTGATCATCCGTAAAAGTAATTTTAGTTTTTGAACCTACTGCAGCTGTAGCTATCTCACCGGAACCTACTTGAGTTTCAAAAGAGTAATAAGGCATAAATTTACATTGAAATCTACCTCTTTGTTTAGGCGTGTTGAATTGTGCAAATCTAGCTGCAACAGCTGTTCTTATATTATCCGGATTGTCGTCCACACCAAAATCCATAGTAACAGCTCTTTTCTGTTCGTGAACCTGTTGAGGTCTATAAATATCTATGGCATCAGGATC